TGTTAGGCTTTCTTTAAACATTTGTATAAACATGGCAGCTTTAGTGGCTATTACATCTTCACTATCACGTAACTGCCCGTGTGCAACTACAAAATCTCTTACTGTCTTTTTATATTCAAGACCAATGGGAAACGTAGTTGATAAAATTGCATCTGCTATAGCAGTGGAGAACTGACCTAGAAATATATCTGGTCTTACTTTTCTAATAATTTTTACAGCATCGTTCGCGCCTACTAATAGTTCAGCGTCTGAGTAACGGTAAGGAGAAACTGTGTCCTGTAATAGAACTCTAGCCTCTGCAATAATGTCTGCGTATGTTGCCATTTAGTTAGGACTCTTTGTGAATGAGGGGGACAAGCCCCCTCTATTTTGTTAACGTGTTAACAGGTTATGCTACAACAGCGTATGCTAATGCTTCTGGTTTTGTTACTTTATAACCATATACATTCAAGCCACGAGCGTAATCACCAAAGTCTGTTGGGTTACGGATTGTTTCAACTTTAGTCATTTGTGAAGCAAAACTAATAGCTGATTTGTGACCTGCGATAATAGCACGACGTTTAACACCAGTACCTACTACTGTAATACCAGTTGCGCCTGTAAACAAACCATCACCTGACTGCCAGTTACCAGTAGTAGCTGTACCTGCTGGACCTTTAGGTAAGTTGTTTGAAACATATACAGTGAAACGGTCAATAGTACCGATACGGCCATTACGAACCATAGAAGTAGCATCGCCCATGAACTGCGCTTGTGCCAAGTTAGATTGCATTAACATTTGACGAGTAGCTGGGTCGATAACTAAGAAACGGTCTGTCTCTGGAATGTTTTGTTCATCTAAAACACCAGCTAAAGCTGTTAATGTAGTTAAGATATTTGACGCAGTTAATGTTACTGGTACTGCATCTGTGCCTAAGTTATATGAGCTTGATGAAATACCTGCTGTAGCGCCTTGGTTGTTTGCATGGGCGCCTTTAAATGTATTGAAAAGTACATCAGAGTCAATTGCGATTTTCATTTGCATTGAAGCGTCATTAGAGAAAATATCCATCAATTTTGGTTGTGATTGATACGCCATAATGTCATTGACTTGGAATGCAAAGTATTTACCTTTGTCGATGTTCATTTCAATTGTGCTTGGTGCTGGAACTGCGTATGTAAGAGTACCACCCGCTGTGTATGTAGAGATAGCTAAGTCAGGGATTTGATTGATGATAATTTTATCACCCATACCCTTAATTTCGCCTTCCCAATTGGTATTAGCGATTTCGCCGAAGATTGTAGCCTTATAGAACTTAGCATTTAATTTGCTAGACCATAAAGCTGGGATAAAGGTACCTGAATAATTGGATACACCAAAGGCACTTGCTGGGGTTATTGTAGACATTTTAAAACTCCTATTTTGTTATAAATAAAATACTGCTCGGTTTATCTATAACCCCAGCTTTCTTACTACCAGCGAACTCTACCTTCAAGGTATGCGCGTTCTGCTTCTGCCTGTATTGCGTCTAACTCAGGGGTGGTCATGACACGAGAGTTACGAACATCAAATGCTTGCTCATACTCTTTTCCTGACCAGATTCGCTCTGTGTTAGCCTTTGGTGCTGAAGCTGCTGTTTTAGCAGGGGCTACTTGACTCTTAAGTTCTTGTTGTGCTTTTTCTTGAGCTGAGACAGTTTTCACTTCAGGAGCTGGTAGGGTTCGTTTAAACGTATTAAATAATGCAATTGTTCGTGCGCTATCTAAATTCGATTGTGCGTGGTCTAAGGCTACTTGACGTGGTGCGCCCGTTTCTGGACTATATTCACCTAACCAATCTAACCAACGAGAGTCCGCATTAACGACTTCCCAATCAGGTACAGCTGTGGCGACTTCGCTCATAAACCTATCACCTGCTGTAGCAGCTTGCGCTTGTTCAACCGATTGGATTTTATTGGCAACCTTTTGAACTTCTGCTGTAGCGGTTTTAGCCGCTTGTGCTGCTTCCTGTTTTGATACTTTTCTAACTAACTCAATCAAATCACTTCCAAAAGCTTCTTCGTCTTCGGATGTAACTTTTTGTACTTCCTGAGGTTCTGGGGCTTGCATTAACAATTCGTTTTGTTTGCGTAACGACTCAATAGATTCATTAGCTTTACGTAACTGCTCTGCGTACCTTGGAACTTCTGCTGTGAACTTTCCTTGAAGGGCAATAAATCGCTTCTCCCAGGTTTCTTCACTTGCATCAGGTAGTGCTTTTAGTTTAGTTTCTGGCTCAGGTTCCTTTACTTCAGCGGCTTGAACTTCTGTCGCCTCCGTATTAGTGGTATCCTGTGCTGCTAGGGCCGCTTGTTCTTCTGCGATTCGTGCTTCAATTGCTGCTGCTTCATCCAACCCGCGTTGGATTTGTACTGGTAATTCCTGTTCCAATTTTTTCTCCTTAGTGCCGACTACAGTTTTTTATGAGTTTGTTTACATGTAAACAAGTATTCATCCAACTTTACGGTCTACTTCTGGTGTTAGCGCTCTATCAAGGCGTCGCTAATATTCCTTTATTAATTCTCTTTATACACCTAATTTGTTAACATGTCAACAAGTTACTTAGCTAATTTTTCTAGTACTTTTGGTGAGGACTCTATAGCATCTAAAATCTCTTTTAATACTTGTGCTTTACCTTGTGCAATCTGCACTCCTTGTACTTGGGTCTCTAGCTGGTTACGTGCGTTTTCACGCAGTTCTTTTAGCCAATCTACAAATGCATGTAGGTCATCCCTATTTCGGATTTTTAATAGTGCTTCATATTTATTGCGTTCTGACATATTTGGTTCCTAAAGCCCCTTTCGGAGCTATCAAACAGTTACGACACTGTTAAATTTGGTTGGTTGCTAAGTTATCTGCAAGACTGTAAATATAGGTGTTACTGTATAAGTAGTAGTTAATATATCACCTGATGAAAGTAATACTACTACGTTAGTAGCAGGTAAACTCACAACTACACCACCTCGTGTTATAGTCAAAGCAGAAGCTGTACCACCTACAATTGAAACTTGTTGAGTTCCTTGTGTATTGTTGGTATATGTACCTGCTGATGCCATTAATACTGCTTGTGGCTGTACCCCAGATACTTGAATTACGTTCTGTGCAATAATATCAACTGATGGTTTTTGTGCTGATGTACTGGTTGGTGTTAGTCCATTAGTTGCAGTTACTTTAGTTTGGGTATAACTAATAGTAGTATTTGTATTCTGTGGGGCTGTTGGTGGAGTTGATAAGGTTAATGTATCTCCAGCTTGGAATATATCACTTAGTCCTTGAGTATATGTGCTTGCTAAGTTCCCCCCTCCTCCATAGAAATTGTTTCCATAAGCAGTTATAGCAGTACCACCAGAAAAGTTCAAAGCTAGTGTAATAGCAAATAAGTTAGCTGGATTTACAATTCTAACTTTAGATACCGCCATATACTGACTATATAAGTTATTTCCAGAAAGAACTACTGCACTTGCGTCACTTGTAGGTGATACCCCTAAACCTGTACTACCTAAAGTTGCCGATGCGCCTAAAGTTAAATTGATACCAGCGTTATTTGCTGAGTTATCCACTACTACAGGGGAAATATTAGTATCTGTGTACCAATCATAGCTAGTGTAAGACACTCCACCGATAGCACCTGCTGGTGCGCCCTTCTTAGAAAAATCAGGGTTAGTTTGGAACGCTTGAGCAAGAGTAGTTGCACTATATGGTAACTTAGTTACATCATAAGGGTTAGGGAATAGATAATTAAGTTGCGCTAAAGCTGATTTTGCTCTTACTAAAGCACCGCGCTCATTAGGGTGAATTATATTATCAAATGTATAACTAGGTACTGGTTGGTCTGTCGTACCTGCTAATATTGTAGAGGTATTAATCTCCGCTACTACCATTGGATTTGTTGCTGATAAACCAGCTATCCAGCCTGATATTTGAGTAAATACTGTATGGTGAGCTGTTGTTGTATAGCTTGTTGATGGGTTAGGTGTGGCAATAATAATAAAAGCATTAGGGAACGCTTGTTGTACGCACTCAATAAGAATTGTTATATTGGTAACTAGAGTAGCGTAAGCTACCCCACTGGAAATATCATTCTCAACAATATTAGTTAAGTAAACAATATCAGGAATATCTATAAACTTTTGTAGTGCTTGAGGGATATGATTAAGCATACTATAAGTAGAACCTAATGTAAGATTAGCCCCACCCCAAGCATAGTTTCCGAACCTGTCTAAAGTTTCTGCCCCACCAGCATTACCCTGTGCGCCCCAATCAAATTTATTTGACCTTACTCTATCAAAAGCTAATCCTGATAATGCCTGCAACCAAGTCATGTGACCTCTAGCTTGCCATGCTGGTAGTGTATCATCTACTTGGTTAAGTCCGTTTATACTGTTACCAATAGTTGCTATTTTTGGTCTTAGATATTTAGGATAGATTTTAGTCTTACCATCTTTAGGATTAACTATCCCTGTGAGGTTACCAGATAAGTCGGTTACAGGTCGTAGTACCGCATTTTCAATTTCGGTAGCTATATTTCCGTTTACCCCTGCTAATACTAATAAATCACTAACGTCTTTAGATGCCATTTTACTTTGCTCCCATGTTTGCAATTGTTACATCTTTTTTTGCTGACCCTGCGCTTGAGCCAAAGTAGTACGCGATAATTCCTGCCCATGCAGTTCCTAGTGAACCTAACATTACTAAGAGTGCTTCATGCCCTGCGGCTGGAGGCGTTCCTACTAACATAAAACCTAATACACCAAAGAACCCTAATGTAACTGCGTAGGCTAATGTCGCGGGAGTATGGTCTTTAACTGCCATTTCTCGTGCTCTAGCTGATGCTCTGTCACCTGCGGCAATCTGTTCTAGGTCTACTACATTTTTTAAACCCATTGATTGCATCTGAACAGCGAAATCGTTATCCGCTTTTTTAAGTGCCAACATCTGTTCTGGGGTTGCCCCCGCGATAGCCGCTTTTATGGAACTCTCGGTAGCATCTGATAAGCCCAGCACGTCGCCAATTGCCGATACAGCTAATCCACCCAACGGTCCACCTAATGCAGTTCCTAACCACGGCAACGCCTTTTTTATAAAATCATTCATTCGTAACACTCCTCTAAATTTGGTACGTACGTACATAGCATTAACACAGGAACTTCAAAGTCATTACTCAATATCGCGTACTTTGTGTCCTTATCGCTGTAATGTCTTGCTTTCGCTTCTTTAACTATCTTTTGTATCTCTACTTCCCGCCAATCCTCTGCCATAACAGACAGAGAAATTAATAATCCAACAACTAATACTATGGAGCGCATTTGAAAGTCACCGTTGAATCGTGGCAAGCGTTACAAGTTTCTGCTGTAGCAATATGGCTTGGGCTTTTTTGTGTTACCGCTATCGCTGGGTTTCCGTGGCAAAGCGCACAATTCTCTTGTCCAGTATGCGTATATCTACCGCCTGACCATGTACTAAACCCTGTGTGGCAGTTCTCGCAACTTGCAGAGGTAACGATGTGTGACGTTGGTTTGTTGTGGTGACAGCTAGAGCATCCATCAATAATGCCTGTGTGATTCATTTTTGTACCGCTATCAAATGAAGTCCTGCTTGTATGACAAACATCGCATTGTTGACTCGTAGCTATATGCCCACTAGATTTACCTTTAGCAAGCGTTCCGTTATGGCAAGTAGTACATAGCTTATCGGTAACAACGGTATGATTCATTGGTGAATTTACGAATGTACTTGTTGACTTATGGCAACTCTCGCAAGGGATTGCATCTGTTGGAATATGGCTTGTAGGTTTGCGAACAATATTAGGAATACCACTAATCATGTGGCAACCTATACAGGTTGTTGGTGTTCCTTTATATACACCGTTGTAGTGGCAATTCTCACAAGTACAGATACTCGCATTATGGGTTTGAACTGAATGTTTAGCGGCGTACGCGCTACAAGTACCAGCATTAGCAAACAGTGGCATCAGTAGAACTAATAATAAAAATAAGCGTTTCATGCTACCCCTTTGTATATGTTGCTTTGCCGTTTTTAAATGTTGCGTTTAATACTTCTTGTCTCATCTTTGGGTCTACGGATATATGAACCCATGTTCCTTCACAGATTACTTGGTCAAACTTAATTCCCGACTTCACGATTTCGTCAACCACCTGCCTAGGTGTACCAAAGCTTGGGCAAATGAAATCAGCCGCGTAACCGTAAAGGTGAGCACTAGTCGCAACTCCGCCAACAGCGCTATTAAGAGTAAAACTACGGAAGCCAGAGTTAATAAGAATAGACTTACCGCCCAATACAGTCCTAACAAGCTCCAGTGTTTCAGCCAGTTTTTTAAGGTTGCTTGTTTCTGCATCGGTTGGTTCATTCTTAATACCCTTACGTACTGCAAGCTGTGACGCTACTAGTTCCTCTAAAGTGAAGTGCTCTGACAGGTTCATTTGTCTACCTTGCTTTCTAGCTTGTCATGAATCTTACTTAACCACTCCTCAAGCTTGTCCATACGCTTATCAAAATCAAATTTCTTAACGTATGAATTTGGTAAGTCTATCTCTAGCTTTTTCATATCATCTTTCAGACCTTGTACTGCGTCCCATAACTGACGAGCGAACCATCCTAGTACTGAAAGAACCACGCCTATACCTGTATTAATTATGTCTTGGAGTTCCATTATCCAAACCTTATCAAAGCTTCTGTTTCTGTTAGAGAAGGCATTGGGAAGGTCCAGTTGCCGTTAGTAGAAATCACGTCTTTACCAAAATCTAAAATCAGCAACGTCTTATTACCTTTACTAGCGTTATATATAACTGCGCCTCTAGCATTAATAGTTGCGTTCTTCCATTGAGGACTTACCTTCCAAGTAATACATGCGGTAGTACCGTCCAGTTCACACTCATACCCTTCAAGAATAACTCCGCCTTTTTGGTAACCTTGTCCTATAACTTCTCCTGCTGATTTATATACAGAGTCGAATAGGCTTAGGTTTGCACTGCTATCGTATAGCGCGAGCTTATAGGTATCCCCCGCAAGGAATTCCCCACGTAGAAACGAGCGTTTAGCCCCTACTGATAGCCCTGAAGTTATAGCCATTTAGCACTTCTTAGCTGGTTTCTTACCTGCTTGTTTTTTATCCATAGCTTCTTCTTTGCGAGAGCCTTCTTTAGAACCTTTTTTCTCTTTATCTTTAGGTCCTTTTTCAAATGCTGCGAATGGGAATTTACCTTTTGCCATGCTATGCTCCTCTTTGTGGTGTGAAATTAGCTGTTGTTGGTGAACCATTAGATAGGTTTTGTTTCCCTGTCCCTGGCATTACGGCAGCGCCTGTTAATGTGCCTTCTGAATCGCGCTGAAAATTAATTTGGTCTGTTGGTTGTTGGGCTATCTGAGCTTGTTGAGCTTGCTGAATCATTTGATTCTTTTCTGCTACGGCTGTCTGCACTCGTACTTTTTCTTCTGATGGAACAATCTTGTCAGCATCCATACCTAAGCCCTTAGCTTGTTCGCGTAATAGAGCTGCAATACCTTCCATGCCTAGCACTTGTTGGAACGCTTGGTTTTGACCTACCATACCTAAGAATTCATTTCTGCGAACGGCTGCTTGTTCTTTTTGTACTAAACCTTCAGCACCTCTAGCAATAATACGAACATCACCTTTTAAGTCTGGGTCTGTTTCATACTTCATGTTGTGCATGTATAGACGTTCGATTACTTGAGAAATAATGTTTGAATCAATATTAGATATAACCGCTTTGATTGCTTTACCCGCATTACCCATCAACATAGATAAACCTGAAGCTGTACGACCTGCTCCACCTGCTGAAGTATCGCCGCTCATGTATCTAGGAACGCCTGAGTACTCGTCTGCTAATACAGAGAATCTTTCATACACGCTCATCAACTCACCAGATAAACTATTCGGTTGGAAGAATTCAATTGGTGGTGTATTGCTACCGTAGGGGTCTGATTTAGTTGGCCAGATTTTCCAAGGGTACATTGCTGTAACATCTTCCCCGTCTGGTAAGCGGTCTACGTTCACATATACTTGAGGGCCTGAAGCGATACCCATGTTATTAACCAATGAACGAGCTGCGTAATTACATACATCTTGACAGTCTCTAACTAGGTCTGTTACTGAGTTACCCCAGAATGCGCCAGGGATTTCTTCGTATGATGCTTTGTAATATGGTTTACGACCGAATGGGTCGTAGTTAAGTGATGCTTTAATTGTCCAGTTGCCTATTTGCCATATCTCGCAAGGGTACTCTTTAAGTTCATCTGGAATCTGTGCAGCAGTCATACCCCACTCAATGAGTAGTTTGCCTTGAATATAGCCGTGGAATTGCAGTGCATCAATCAAGCCGCCTGTGTTTTGCATAATTGCAAGAGCTGACTTACCTTCTGCGTGTGCTTTTTCTGTATCTACGCGTAACCATTCATGTAGGCCATTACGTCCATAATCGTCCAAGGCGCCACGAATAGCATCTTCTGAATATCCTTCTACCCCTATCAACTCAAACAGCTGATTACGGCTCATTCTATGGCGTTCTATCATGTCTCCATCATCAATAGATGAAGAGTGCGGAGCTGGATAAAGATTAAATGGGTCTACGCGTTCCCACTCTTTTACTAATTGGTTTTTAACATCCACGGTGTACTGCCCATCAGGGCCTTGTACGTATTGAATAGTTGGCTTATTACGGATTACTGGGCCTTTAAGAATCGCAGCTGGGAAGGTTGTTATATCGTCTAAGCACTTAGATAGCTCTGCTATGAAGTTTCCTTCTTGGAGCTGGTCTTCCATCTTGTCTTCCATACGCCCTGCTTTTTTATTAGCAGTATTTATGGACTCTGCGCGTAGCTTATCTTTTACATTCTCTAGGTGCTCTTTCATTGCCTCTGGAGTTGTAACAGGTTGACCAATTGCTTGTTCTACTGCTAGCGCTTCTTGTGCTGCTAACTTAGTAACTGTGTCTAAGTCATCTGGAGATAATTCTGGAATCTTTGTTGGAGCTAATGTCCAAGGTTTGTCGTTTGCTGCGCCTAATAACGTATCACGTAACCAGCTAGTAGCGGCACGGCACTTATTAGAACTGACCATCATATAGATAGATGAACCACCAGACTTTACAATCTCAGTGGCAATATCAGCTTCGTACTCACCCCTACGCTGGCGTAGAGATTTAAGCATACGTTGTTCAATGTCTAGTTTGGCTAGGTAGTGAGAACTCCATGTTTTACGTAAGTGTGCGGCAAGGGCTGTAATTACTGGTTCACTGTTGGCCCGTGTGGCTTCTATCTTGGAATCTTCAACGGCTATGGACGCGTCTAATTGAGCATTGTTCTGAACATTCAGAATGCCGTTACTATATGATTTCGGTTCGTTTTTAGCCATGTGATGTCTCTACCAAACATTCTTTCTTTATACCCTAAACTTGTTAACATGTCAACAAGTAATTAACCTCTATTTTTTATAGCGGCCCTAACCATAACAATAAGTTCTTCGTCCGTAGGGTTTCTAATACCCCTAGGTGTTACTGAACTGTGGTCTGACTTACTATAAGAGGTACTGAAATAAGGTACTGCACTTGCTTTTGGCGAACTTATTCCTGTGGTTGCTATACCTCCATGCCCAGTAACATATAAGTTACTATCAGCACTTGGTACTATTTTTGATATATCTGAAGTATATGTAGCCCCTTTTATTGTAGGCTGTGCGCTTGCCTGAACTACATAAGGGATTCCAAAACTAGCGTGGCCAACCTGACCTATCACTCTTGCCTTTGCGTCTGCTGTAGGGGCTATTACGGGGGAACTAAAGTTAGCTTTTAACTCTGTTAGAGTGGGTTCTGCATCTTGGCTAGGAATAAATCTAATCGCACCTTTAGCTACCCCTTGAGATGTGTCCCATGAGTATTGATTTGGTAGCTCGACTACTGGCGTAAAGAATTGATTTTGGTTTATGAATAGTTCTGGTTGTATGGTTTGTGGTCCAGATGCATTTGCTACTGTTGCACTGAAGAACGTGTTTGTATTGGCATATAAGCTTGGAGCTAAATCATAACTGGTAGAAATAACCCCCGCAAAGATAGTATTGCTGTTGACAAATAGACTTGGGGTTAGTGCTTGTGGTCCTGAAGCATTGCTAACGGTTGCACTGAAGAACGTATTGGTATTGCTATATAGGCTGGCAGTTAGGGTTACTGTCGTTGTTATTGTCGGGGTATAGAACGTTGGTGCATTGCTATATAGACTAGGGGTTAATGTCTGAGGTCCTGATGTATTTGCTACCGTTGCCGCATAGAATGTATTAGTGTTTGAATATAAACTCGGTGCAAGCCCATAGGTAGTAGAAATAACCCCCGCAAAGACAGTATTTGTATTGCTAAATAAACTAGGGGTTAGGCTATAAGTTGCTAATACTGTAGGAGCAAAGAATGTTCCTGTGTTTGTATAAAGGCTTGGTGTTAGTGAATAGGTTGCCGTTACTGCGGGGGCGAAGAAATTGTTTGCGTTTGTAAATAGACTTGGAGTTAACGTCTGAGACCCGCCACTCTGAGATACAGTGGGTGCAAAAAAGCTATTGGTGTTGGTGAATAAACTAGGGGTTAAATTCTGAGAGGCTGGAGCGCCACTTGCTACCCATGTACTAAGACCTAAAACTCCGTCTACTGGTTGGCTTGTTGCACTTGCTGGTGTTGCAAAGGTTTGGTTATTTACACCGTCAACTAACTGACTTGTCCCTGCCGAAGCAGGTGTGGCAAAGGTATCATTGGCTATTACGCCATCTATTAATACCCATGCCATTTTTTAATCCTTAGTTAAACTCGAACCACGCACCATTACAAAGTAATTTACGGTTTGCTGTTGTTACTGCTAGGGTTGACCAAACTACAACACCCTCTCCCGCCGCTAAAACAATTTCATCTTCTTCATCTTCTGGGTTGAACTCATCTGATTGAGCAGACCAATGTCCGCCACCACCAGTTACTAAGTCCATTGTATTTCCGACAAAGCCCCATGCGTTTGCTACGTTAGTTACTGTTAAGCCTGTCATCGCTGTTGCAATTAAACCCTGTGCTGCTGCATCCGCTGTATTTCGTTTAGCTGGAGTTGTTGCAGTTGCAGACAAAGTACCTGTGAAGCTAA